GCGATCCGCTACGTATACAGGAAGAGGAAGGGTGGACCTCGGCCTGTGTGGAGGAAGCTCGTCTTTCAGACATCACTTCCTCCTTCTTAATACATGATGGTACTGTTTTTACCATCCCTTATTACACATTCTCTAACTAACTATAATGAAGATATTCCTTGATACTGCTGATGTTACTGATATTAGTGATAGATTCAGTACGGGATTAATTGATGGTGTAACCACCAATCCAACCCTAATATACAAAAGTGGACGCTCACCCGATAAAGTATACCAAGAACTAATAGACTTAGGATTAAGTGATATTAGTATGGAAGTAGTAGGTCAAACTAAAGGTACCCTAATTAGCCAAGGTTTAGCCCTATCAGATAAGTTCGGGGATTGTGCTACAATCAAAGTTCCTTGTACCGTTGAAGGTTTAAAAGCGTGTCAGGAGCTTTCTAGTAATCATGGTATACGTGTTAACGTTACACTTGTCTTTAGTGCAGCTCAGGCGATTTTAGCCGCTAAAGCAGGTGCATCTTACGTTAGCCCGTTCGTAGGTAGGTTAAATGATAACTCTATGTGCGGTATTAGCCTGATTAGAGAGATAAATGAGATATATAAGGCTCAAGAGGTCCGAACTACTAAGATATTGTCTGCATCCATCCGTAATGTTCGTGATGTGATACAATCTTACCATTTTGGTGCTGATATAGTAACAATGCCTCCAAAAGTGTTCGATGAAATGTATGGTCACGTGTTAACAGATACAGGTGTCGGTATATTTGAGAAACATTGGCAAGAAGTTCCAGATTTGTTACCCTGTGATCTAGATCCAGTGTAATTTTGACATAATTTTGTCTGGTCATATGTTTAAAAGGCTGAGACTCATTCCCCCCCAAGGGGTCTCGGCTGATATAATTATATCTCCGCTCGCACTTCGTGCTCGCTCGTTAACAATAATTGCCCTGTAATATCATTATTAAATGTGCACCAACGGAGCGAGCGTAGCGAGCGGAGATATAATTATTTCAAACTGTAACGATCTCGCTGTCTGCACATCTGTTGCGACACGCTGCTGCTATAATTAAATTGTTAAGTTCGCTCGCTCCGCTCGCTCATCATCCGCAGTGTGACACATCACAAAGTAGCACACACCAAGTAGACACAGCAGCACAGCGATGTTATACTTAATATGTAAACAACTCAAGAGAGATTAAGTCCAATGCTTTACAACAACCGTTCACAATTAGCTATGGATTTATGTTACTTAGCTAATGAAGATTACGAACTAATGAATAACATTATTCATGATTATTGTCATCTAATTAGTAACAATGAGTTCAACAGATTGGAAGACTATTGTAATAAAGAAATCCAATCAATTCGTCACTAATTGTTTACTCTTTCCTGATGTAATCAGTTCATCAATTGTTTACATCATGAAGGATTAAATATTCCTTCAATTGTTCACACTATCTCATTATGATTTCCATGTTCTTAAATGTTACTAATCGCACATCATCTGCAATTGATTCTTTACAAGTTGATGCTTTAAATAAGCAAGCAATTGTAACATTCAAAGATGGTAATACCTATGCGTATGGTAATGTTTCAACACGTGCAATTGTGAATCTATTGTTTAACCCTGACGTGTCATTAGGATTTTGGGTTAACAACAACCTCTTGAAATCTGAGCGTACAGAGTTATTAAATGGTGATCAATTTGACTACTCTAAGTATTGCGATGTATTCACATATCGTGGTACTAAGTATGACAAATCCAAGGTAGAATTACCTGCATTTGTATAAATCACTCTCATAAGATTGTGGTAGTTACTGTACCTAATTGTCCTTAAGATTAGGTTTTAAACTTATAACGTAAATCCACAATCTACTCTAACTGGTGTTAATTAGTGGTTCGATTCCACTTTAGAGTATTACCCTTCGGGGTAAATTGTCCTCTAATTCTTATCAATTACTATGACTGATTCACCATTTGATGTTATTAAGAATCAATATACAATTGATGAGCTAAATGACATCGTGGAGCATGGATGTGCGTCTGGATGTGCATCTAATCACATCTATTATTCAGATACAGTATCATTTTTTGATCAGTATTCTGATGACATTTGTGAATACATAAGAGATGCAATCGGTTCTGAATTCTTAACAGAAACCTTCGATAATAATGAAGGTAATCTAACAGGATATAAGAATGATATTGTCTGGACATTCATTGAACTTTATGCAATGGAATTAATAGACAATATTAACAATGAAGAGTTAGATCTTGACTCACTAAGTAATACTGAGTGGGGTAAAGATCATCTGGAGATAGTA